GGTGATCTACGTTTTGGTGATCTACGTTTTGGTGATCTACGTTTTGGTGATCTACTTTTAGGTGACCTACGTTTTGGTGACCTACGTTTAGGTGACCTACGTTTAGGTCCAGGAGTTTTTTTCTTACGACAACGTTTGCTTAAGCGATCTCGAGTCTGACTTTTTTTACATGGAGATTTCATTTTATTATATATATAACATAAATAAATTTGCAAACGACTTGATTTTTCATTAATTCATAACTTTCATTATTTTAATAATTGTAAAACAACACCTTGTTGGTGTTGTTGTTCAAGTAGCTACCTGCATGCACAAAAAAGACAGAATATTTATGAAGTCGTCCACAATGAATGTGTCGACTTTAGGATAATCAGAAGAATTTCTGTTGGAATGCTTCTAATACCCTTCACCAACTCGGTGTCGTCTTCCCTAACTCTTTCGTCGAGGAGCTTGTCGTGATCTAAAAGAATCATCTCGATCACACCGACGTTTTTTTCTTTTTGCTCTTCGACGATATCTATCGCCATTTTGCTGAAATTGTCGAGAGCCGCTTGAGTATTGTACCTGTTTGTACCAGAGAATAACGCATGCCAAGAGACTGTCTCGATCGCTCGATCAATTACCTTGCTCGGTAAACGAGGGTAATATTCCTTCAATCTGTCACGTGTGACATCTTCCTTCTCTTGAACGACCGCTGTGTAAAATGGTTGACTCATCTTTGTTTCTGTTTATTCTGCAGAAAACTTAATTCAAAAAATCAAATTTAATCTTTTATTTTAGGCATCTGTAAAACGTCAGTTCTCAGCTCTAATACCATTTTGTAGAACTGAATTTTAAAAAGGCGGAGGCTGAGGAGGAAAATAAAAAGATAATCCAAAGGAAATTTTCTATGAATTTTTGAAATTATTTAGAAAACAAAAAAGTAAAAGATTTGTTCCTTCTCCTCCTCCGAACTTTTTAAAAACCTGAGGAGGAAATTCGTAAAAAAGATTTTTTTTCGGTGAGATGGTTTTTAAAAAGAGTCTTACACACACACATTTACATTTTTTTTTAAAAAGTGACTTTAATCAGAGATTTGATACTATTTTCGTTTTTTTAACTCTTTTTTGCTTCTTTTTTCCTCTTTTTAGTTTTAACAGTAAATTGTGAGTTTTTATAATAATAAAGAATAAAATTTTCATTCTTAGTTTAAATAAAAGAATGAAAATAACAACGATGGAACAATGTCAATTTTGTAATAATATGTTTGGAGATAGTAAGATGTTAAAACAACATCAGAAAAAAACCAAATATTGTCTAAAAATCCAAGAAGATCAAGCCAAAGAAGACTCTGAAGCAAAAAAAAAGGAACAGTTAAGTGAATTAACTTGTCAGTTTTGCGCCAAGCAGTTCAAAACTAAATATCTGTTGCGTACTCATCAAACACACGCAAAATATTGTCTTAAGTTGCAAGAATCTCAAAATTCTGAAGAAATTATATCATCTTTAGTTACTTGTAAATTCTGTCAAAAGACTTTTTCAAGCAAAAATTTTAGCAGACACGACGCAATATGCAAGAAAAAAAATCAGGTTCTTATAGAAGAAATTGCCAGAATGAAAATTGATAAAGAAAGAGATGAGAAAGAGATATATAAAAATCTTGCAGAACGCTCACAATTTACTGCCGAACGTGCACAGGCTACTATCGAAGAAATAGCCAAACGACCAACTTATCAGAAAAACAGTACTAAAAACATTCAAAACAATCTGGTGATTTCAAATCTTACCCCTCTTGATCTGTCTCAAGCTCGTGTTGATAGTATAATCGATGAAAAGTATACAAAGAACGATTTTTATGAAGGTCAAAAAGGAGCTGCTCAGGTAATTCATAAACATATTCTTACAGATGATTCAGGAAAATCTCAAATCGTTTGTACTGATACAGAACGTGGCACATTCCATCACAAAGATCTTAATGGTGAACATGTTGTTGATTATAAGAATGCTCATTTAATAGATAGAGTGCATTTACCTCTTAAGAGAAAAGCAAGTAAATTTGCGTCAGAAGAATGTGTAAAAAATCCAACTGCTTATAAAGATATTGTTATGAATGAAAGTTCTATTAGAGAACTAGAAATAAAACCCGGTTTGTTCAATAGAACAATGGCACAACTTACAGGAAAAAAATGTGTAAGACCATTATTAGTAAAATCAGAATCAAATAGTGATTTAGCTATCACGGAAGAATGGTTAATAGAAAATGCAAAGTTCTTAACGATAGAACATATATTAAGAGGACCAGAAGGATACGCGGATTACGCATTATCTTATCCTTTAAATGATCGGCTTATAGAAGAAGATTATTTAAATCCTACATTTTTAAAATATAAGGATAAAACAGGTAATATAATAACAGATCACGGAGGAAAGATGTTGATAAAGATGTTATTTGATTCAGTAAGAGAAAGAACACATGAGTTAATAGAATCAAACGACAATGTAACATTTGAGTATTCGGATATAGAAGATTCTATTTTTCAGAAAGAGTGTATAAATATTGTTATTAGAAATATATAGAAGTTGACAAACTATAAATAAATGTGTCATAATTTATCGATCCTTGATTTCATACTCCTTCTGAATACTAACACCGCATATTTTTAGTTGGTTTTCTGTATCAAACATATCTTTAATAAAAATATTATTAAGTTTATAGTTTATAAATTTATAATATAAAATAATGAGTTGTTTGTTTAATAGTTTGAGTTATTTTATCAATGAAAACAGTTTTAAAATAAGACAAATAATATGCGACTATTTAGAGCACAATAGACCGATTATAGATGGGTTGGAAACCAAAGAAATTTTACAATATGAAAATAATAGAGGAGATTATATTGAACATATGAGAAATCCATGTACATGGGGCGGGGCAATTGAAATACAATGTGCATGCAATATATGGAATTTGAGAATATTTATATTAAATAACAGAGATACTGGAAACAGACTAATAGAATTTATACCATTATCTGGTCAATATCAAAAAACGATATGTTTATATTGGACTGGTGGTCATTACGAACCTATTAAAACTTGAACTATCAAAACGTAAGTAAGAAACGACACATTGTGAGTGTCGTTTGTTGTATACATTTAGTTGTGTTGGTCTTACAACTCCAGAAATCTTGAGTTTACTCTAATTCTTGTTTATATCTTTTTTTAATAGTACACTAATTACTTATGCGATTGCAATATAGTAGACCAAATATTTCTTTGTTTTATAAGGTCTGTATTAAACGAATACCAGTTATCTTGTTGTTGTAACTGAATCCATTTTTGATCAAGTGCCCAATACTCGTGATTATCTCCAGATAATTTATCTGGACTTATATTTTCATTACAATCTTCAAAAAGAGTTAATAACTTATCTACATATGAGTTTTTTATAATATATGCAGACGATGTAGTTGCACTATGTAATCTATCCAATGTCAATTTAGGATTATCATGCAAATCATATGTAGGAGTCGAATCTTTATTTACGGTTGCTAACATTATTACATTCCATTCGGGGTCATTTTTATTTAGAATATTAATCGCTTTTTCTATAATCTGATTAAATATTTTTGGGTCTATATTTATCTCAGCGTCATCTTCTAAAATAAGAACATTATTCCACTTATTCATCTTAATTAATTTGAGAGCAATTATATGAGATTGAACACAACCTTTATGACCGTTTTTTGGTATAAATACACCATTCACTTTGTGAACCTTTTCCATGTTCGTATTAACAGATTCTAATTCCTTTATGAGTAATTCCTTACGGTCTGGACGATTTTCCAAGTTAATATATAAAATAGCATCCAACTTGTTTATACCTTCGAAATATTCAAATTTATACCGTATTAGTAATATTATTAAAATAATTCCAATAATACTAATAACACATACAAATACATTCATTTTATTTATGTCTTTGAAAAAAAAGTAATATAAATAAAATAATGTTTACTATCTTCATATGATTTTTCTTGATATGAAGATATTCGTTTTTTCAAAAATATATTTTTTAGTAAAAATATATTTATCTTGTTTTAACACGTTTTATGATAAAAAGTATATGGTAAAGGTTACTAAAGAGATACGTATGAAGATTCTTATATTTAGAATATGTATAAAATATCCTTTTACTAGACCAGTCTAGTTAATAATTTCAATTTGAATACGAGTCTTACCGCTATTCATCGCGATTTCAATAGCTTGATTTGCAAGTTCTTTCGGAACTCGGATGACCAAAATTTCATCGGTCAACTTCTCAACTTTGTTTGTTTGACATTGTTGGTCAACAAACGGTTTAGGAAAAGGAGGTGGAGGTGGAGGTGGAGGTGGAGGTGGAGGTGGAGGTGGAGGTGGAGGTGGAGGTGGAGGTGGAGGTGGAGGTGGAGGTGGTTGCCAAAACACAGGTTGAAAAAAAGTAAGTGGAGGAGGTTGAACAAATTGCGGTTGCCAAAATGAGTGTCGCGGCTCAACTTGCTGTTGTACAAATGAGTGTTGATGCTCAAGCTCGACTTGCGGTTGAGCAACTTGATCAACAGACTTTGGAGATTGCTTGTAACGATCAAGACCAGTACGAGTAAAAAAGGTATCTTTTGTTTCGTGTGGGTGCTTGTGAGAACAAACCTTTTCCCCGTAGTTGATCAACTGGCCGTTTGACATTCGTACAAAAAGACATCTTTGCTCAAACAAACAGTTTGAGATCTTGAGTTCGTCAAGCGAGTGGGCAAAACGACAATTCTCACCGTGTCGACATTTTTCATTTTTGTCGACAGTGGTGCACATTCTGGTCTTGACAAAAGAGTTGACACCTTTTTCTTTGTCAAGAGGAACATCGTAGTACGCTTCTTTTTCATGAAGATCTTCTTGATAACTTCGGTGCCCCAACAGAATTTTGGTTGGGGTCTTTTTGGAAATATTCTTAGACTCTTGCTCGAGTCCGAACTTTGAAGTGTCTGTTGTCATGTTTGATCTAAATATTTTTTCAGATGTTTATTCAAAAAATCAATTTTTATTTACACGTACTCTTCTTGTTTAACCTATATATTCTGGTATTATTAGTTTGTCAACAATGTGTATTATTCCATTGGATGCGATAATATCTTTGTAAACAATCTTTGCGTGATCATTGATAAAAGTCTCGCCATTAAAATTTCTTACAAATAACCTATTTGGAGGGTCTTTTGTTGTAAAGTAAGACGCGCCGCTATCTTCTAATAATTCTGATGTAATTCTTTTATCAAGAGTTGATGTTCTAACTATGTGCCTCGCAAGACTAATATCCATATACTGTAAATCCTTCTCTGAAAAAGCTCCATTATGTGGGACAAATAATGTAAAATTAGATTCAGACGAATTTAAAGTATTACACATCATTGCGTTTTCTACTATATACTTAAAAAAAGAGAAATCATCAGTATTATTGATTATTCCCATTAAAGAGTCTGGATCTAGAGTTTTAGAAGTTTTACTTCTTTCAAAAAAATCAAACATATGCGTAAGATTACAGTGTTGTGAATTTGGACCTAAAGACACCATTTATGGTCTGTCAAGAATATAAATTTAGTTTTTTGTCTTAATTTATATAATTATTATATAAATTTTAAATTATACATTATTGCATTTCAGAAAGGTAAAGTACTTTGGATGTCATTCTGGATCTGCAACTCTTGTTGCTGGTACTCTTAGAGAGAAACGATTTCTTTCCTCAGCAGTCTTATCAATTGTTATAACAAGAACTCCGCACTTAGAAGATATCTTTACATTTTCTCTGTTCGTAACGCTAATAGGAATAATTATTTGTCTTTCAAATCTTCCATAGATTATCTCATTCTTCACAATAGACATTCTTTCAGCGAAAGGTCTTTTTCTTTCTCCGGTAACTATAATTCGATTATTGAAAAAATCAACATCAATAGTATCATTCTTGACACCTGGTATATTAATATATACACACACGTTAGTGCTATTTTCAACTATATCTACGGCAGGTTGCCAAATATCATTAAGATTTACACCCTGTGATTGAAGAAATTCACTTAGAGCTCCAGAAACATTAGTAGGCTGATTTCCTTCCATCAAAGCGATTCCATTTGATACTAGCTGTTGAAGTGACATTTTTATAACTTTTCATTTTCTTTTTAAGCCTCTTCTAGAAGGCTCGAAAGACGTTTAGCAAAACTATTACTAGTTTCTATTTCTAGTGGAGTTGTTGCAATTGGTACATGTTCTACAGGTACTACCTGCGAAATAGTCATTTTTTCTTTCTTTTTATTGTAAACAAAGTAATAATAAGCAATACTACCTACAATTGCTATTGCACACCCTACAAAAATAAGAACCAAATTGGTACTTTTATTTTTTTTATTTTGGTGAGGTTGGTTAGGTTGGTTAGGTTGGTTAGGTTGGTTAGGTTGGTTAGGTTGGTTAGGTTGGTTAGTTTGGTGAGGTGCAAAATGCTCCATCTGTTGGTATATACCAACTGGCTTGGGCTTAGGTGGTGGAATAGCAGACTGTATTTCTTTCTTGTCAATTACAACTTCTACTTGACACGGTTTGTCGCTCTTTAGACATAAAAAATGGTTTTGATAAACATTGTTATCTGAAATTATATTTGCAGATATTGAACCCTTGGCAAGTTTAAATTCAAGAGGTACATTGCTATCAAGTGTTTTCTGATCTACTACCAAAGCGTAAAAATCGGAATTGTCTAAACTCTTTGCAGTAAAAGTAATATCAACATTAGTTGAAGATCCATTCAAGTCTATTAATTGTTTTACAGACGACAAAGTTATAACTTTCTTTGTTGTCATTTTTCTTTACTTAATCATTCTTTTTAAACCGTTTGATACAAAATTTTATTAATGTTGATAAAACTTTACAAAATAATATTTTCAACTTTCTATATAAAGATGACTGATTGTATGACAGAAAATGTTATAAGATCGTACGAACAATTGATTGGTGCTTGGATTTTTGCTATATTTTTAATAATAATTGCTTGTGTATGCGTTTACTATTCGTTTAAACCAACGCTAAAAATGAGTTGTTATAATAATAATGAGGAGATGTTGGTTAATATAGCTTGTAGCCCGTTGAATAACAACGAAAACAGAGAAGAAGAATGTAAAAACGCTAAAAATGCATTAGATAAAAAGAAACAAATGTGTAGTGTGAAAAAACCAAAGAAATCTCTTTTATACGGAATTTTGTTGATACCAATTGCTATACTTCTAATAATGTATGCAAGATGCCGTGTTCAGATACCAATCCAAAGTAATGTTGCTAGTATGTCAAAAATACAAGTTGAAATACCTAATTTTGAAGATGGTCTTGGTTTGTTGAAAAAACACAGTTCAATTTTAGATAAAGACTAATCATTTATCTTATTTTAAAAATGAATTATAATCGAAATAAATATAGAATGAAAAAGGAAAGTATGTCTTTCAAGTGTGAAAAATGCGATAAAGAATTTAGTGAAAAAATGTATGCTAGACATTTGTTAAGAACAACCCCTTGTATTTCCGAAAAAAAATTAAAAGAGAAAAATATCATAACAATTAAATCAGAAGAAACCATTCAGACGTATGTTAAGTCGGTAGAAGATAAGTTAAATGCAATAGATCTTTTTTGTGGTTGTGGTGGTATGACTGAAGGTCTAGAAAAGGCAGGTATTAATATTATGGCAGGTATTGATTTTTGGGACAAAGCAATTGAAAATTATAGAAAAAATCACAATCATTTAGCAATATGTCAAGACTTAACAAAGTTTCCACCTGAAAAGTTCAATGAACTATATAACAAAAATAATGTACCTATTGATTTGATAGTAGGAGGACCAAGTTGTCAAAGCTTTAGTATAGCAGGAAAACGTGATTCTAACGATCCGCGTGATTCATTATTTATGGAATATGTAAAATATCTGAACTTCTTTAATCCATCTGTATTTATTATGGAAAATGTAATGGGTATGTTATCAAAGAAAACGGCAAGTGGTAAAAACGTGATAGATATTATTATGGAACAACTTAACAGAAATTACAATACTATAATTTGCAAATTATACGCAAGTGATTTTGGTGTTCCTCAAAATAGACGAAGAGTTATCATCATTGGTATCCGAAAAGACTTAAACATAATTCCAACTGAACCAAAACCTACAACATCTGGATCAAAACGCCCACCTGTTAAAACTATTTTGCTACCACGCGATCAAATAGAACCTTCTTATTTTTTATCTGAAAAAGCTCTTAATGGCATAGCTAATAAAAAAGCAAATTCAAAAGCAAAGGGTGCTGGTTTTGGAGCTCAGTATCTGGATCCAGAAAAGCCGTCGTATACTATTCCTGCAAGATACTGGAAAGATGGTTATGACGCTTTAGTAAAATATAGTGAAACCGAAGTTAGAAGATTGACAATACTTGAACTTAAACGAATACAAAGTTTTCCAGATGAATATATTTTGGATGGAAGCAAGAAAGATGTAATAATGCAGATTGGTAACGCGGTTGCGTGTAAGTTTGCTTTTCACATAGGAAAGCATATCATAGATCTGCTTGAGCAAGGCAAAAAATAAATTATACTTATATAAGTATAATTTATATTCAAAATTATGTAAATCTCTAATAGTTAGTCTTTTATCTAAAATTCTTCAAATATAAGTGGCCTCCAAAATTTTTTTGGGTTACCTCTAAAAGTAGAACGAAATCTAATCCCGTGTTCTGTTGCACCAGAATCTATAATAATATTTCCGTTTTTAATATTTTCAATAACATGGTCAAAGTCAAATGGTTTACCAAAAGATATTTTATCATAAACAGAATCTGTTTTATAACAGATAAAAAATCCTTTATCGTTAAATTTTTTGTTAATATGTGGTTTTAAATCCTCTTCCAACCATATCGCAATCAGTATATTGTCACACTTTAAAAATTCGGGCGTATCAACATCTTTTCTCTCATCTTTTGAATAAGAATAATATATACAAATATTATTATTGACAACTTTTATTATCTGTCCACAACTGTTATATAATCCATACTTTGGAAAACATTTTCCAGACCATGAATAAGCTTTTTTATCTGTATTTGTTCCAAAAAAACGAATAAACTCTTGTCGAGATATATCTGTAGACCAAATATCCGCTTTGTCAATAACATTATTGTTTTCAATACATTTTTTAGTAGGATGTTGATATAAATATTTTGATGCCACTTTATCAATAAGTGTGATTTTAAGTGAACCCTTTTTCATTTCATAACCAAAAATATCAGGTTCTTTACTAGAATTATGTTTTACACCCATACGATCTTCGAGCCAGTGACCTTCAGCACCATTATGCGTTGCTTTTAAATTTTCTGGTTTTTGACCTCTTACGTTTTCATTAAAACGTTTAAGTATTTTTTCTTTGACTTCACAACTAGTCATATTCTTGTACTCGTCAGTAATGCATTTTGCATTCACTACTGACACTTTTTGGCTTTGCACACTCTCACAAGACGTTTTCTCTTTCTTGTAACAATCTTTTTCAGTCATTTGTGTGTACTTATCCAATAAATCTTTATTCTCCTTGACAATCTTCCACCTTTTGCTGAGCTCTGCTGTGATCAACTTGCCTTCTTTACCTAGCTCCTTTTTCAACTGAGGACGCATTTCAAGGCAAAAAAAGTTGTAGGCAGACTTTCCTTTCTTTGGTGACGCTCGCTGATTAATCTTTACAATTGCGTTGAACGCTTTAATGTTCTCTTGATCGTTCCATTTGCATAACAACTCTTTTGTACTGTGTTTAACAATAAAATTTGCAACAAATTTAGTAATAGCACACTCATTAAATGATTTCATTCTTTTTTTTTATTTATTGCATACGCCTAAGAATCCAATTTTATTTCTCAAATTACAACACCAAAATTATCAGGAATAATATGAACCGAGAGACAAATGTCTCGCTTTTTCATAGGTTAAAATTGTGTCAATAATTATATATTTGTATTGGGTATAAATTTCATTTTTTTGTCTATTTCATAAATTTTTAAAGTACCAAGACTTACCATTGTAGCGTATAATTTATCATTATATTCTTTTCTGTTTCGTTGTCTGTCTTTCAATATATTAGTTAATTCTACAAAAGCCGTTTTTGTAGTATAGGCATAGTATCTTGAAGGTTTTATTCTTTTACAAAAAGCAAACAATTCTGTAAATGAACTTAGATTATGTATTAAAGATAAGTTTTCTAATATTCGTAGATCTGAATGCACACTTTTGTGTGCTGGTATAAATTCAAAGTTCTCAGTAAGTGTTTTTAATTCATCGCACTTTTCTTCAACTTCCATAAATGTTTGATTAATTTTCTCTGATGATCCAGTAATACCTGTGTTTGTTGAATCATGAAAAAAAGAACGACCATAATCTATTATTTTAACAATATATGGAGATTTAAATTTAACAACTTTATCAGATAGTCTATATTCATAATCTATGTATTTTCCTTTTACAGGTTCGTATATTAATACATTGTCCATATGTAAATCATAATGCGTAAATTCATTTGATAACGTAGCAAGAGGCATATAAAGTTGGAACAATACAAAAATTAGATGATTTAGTATAAAATATGTATTAAACGTAGTATCACTCAAATTTGTATATAAAGATTGACCATTAATATATTGTGTCATAATCGCTATTCTTATTGAATTTTCACAAATAAAACCAAATAAAGATTTTATATCAGTCCGGTCTGATAACAGTTGTTTACCTAATGTAAACTTTTTTAAATCATCTTTTTCAATTTTATCCTCGCTTTTAAATTTATTATATAACGTAATATCTGGATACAGAAACCATTCGTATGTTTCAACAAAACAAGGAAAACGTAAAGATTGTTTATTAATATATTTTCCAACTAGATATTCATACAAAAGATTATCAGCTTCTTTTTCTAGTGTAGATTTTAAAACAGTTGACGCTTTATAATCATCTTTGTTAAAATCAAGTTTAAATATAAATCCATTTTTACTCTTTTCACCAATTTGTTTTAACTCAGTTAAATAAGTGAAAGTAGCAAAATCAAAAAAACTAGTAATTTTTTTACTTTCTCTTCCAAAAGCTAAACAAACTCCAGAATCTGGACAAATACCCTTAAAAAAATTTACATGTTTAAAAGGAGTCTCTTCTAATACTTCTGCCAATTCATTTCTTGTTATATAAGAAAATTCATCATCATTAATAATCTTAAAATTTTTATCTGGATCAACACCGCCGCCGTCATCATTCCATAAGTGACTATTTATAATTTTTTTGGCAATTTCGTTTGGTATTAATGCTATCCCAGTTGAGCCACGAGCTGGACCCTCCCACATATTTCTAATTAAAACATTTGTAATTGAACATATAACTATACATTCGTCCTCAAGAGGTACATCTGTAAACATATTTTTAAACCCATCAATTCTAATACTTTTTGGTTCTACATATGTTAGTTTATTTTCAATAATAAGAGTTATAAGTTTTGGGTTAAAATTTGGTATAAATTGCATAGTTAGTCCTGATTCGTGAATTATTAAAGTACCGAGACTAAAAAGAACATTCATTTCTCTTTCTGTTACCATATCTTTTAATTGTCTATGAGCATCTTTTACATTAAATATAGACCTTTTTTCCGGATCTTGTTCATATCTTTCTTCAGTGCTGTATTCAATATCGTGATCGAAGTCCTTTGGTATTGACTTGTTTTTTTCTTCTATTGATTTTTCTTTTCCATATTCTAATTTTTGAAAGAAGGTTAACATAGTATCAGATATTGCTGACTGGTTGTGGTACTGTAAAAAAACTTTTATTCTGTATATTAGTAGCAAATCGTGGCTTATATTACGTTTACCTGTTTTAAAATGCAATTCGTCAGGATTAAAAGGAAAACCATACTCTTCACCACAAAATGTTTTTGTAGAAGAATGCATACAAGAAATTGAATTACATAAAATTTCGTTTATTTTCTCTGATGATCCATCAATACCTGTGTTTGTTGAATCATGAAAAAAAGCACGCCCGTAATCTATTATTTTAGCAATATAACGAGATTTAAATTTAACAACAGTATCGTCTTTTAGTTTATATTCGTAATCAAAATAATATCCTTTTACAGGTTCATATATCATTACATTTTCTATATGTAAATCATAATGTGTGAATTCATCTGCTAACGTAGAAAGAGGCATGTAAATTTGATACAAGACATTAAATAAATCATATTCTACAAACAATTTGTTTAATAACATTTTATCTAATGATACACCATCAATATGTTGTATCATAATAGATAAATTTTCAGAATATTTACACGCTAAACTAAAAAGTTCATGAGCTTTAACACATGGAGGCTCTCTACAACTTAGATCTTTAAATGGTGGTGGTAATGACATTAATGACCTAATACCTCTTTTAAAGTCGTTTACAATTTTTGATGGAATATCTTGACTTGAAATTAACTGTTTTTGTACTAAAGGAGAATGTATAAACAAATCATATGTTTCAATAAAACAAGGAAAACGCAAACATTGTTTGTTAATATATTGTCCAACTAAATATTCGTAAAAAAGATTACTAGCTGTTTTAGATAGTGTAGTTTTTAATACTGTTTTGGCTTTATAGCCGTCTTTTTCAAAATTAACTATTCGAATAAACGCATTAGAACCGTTACTAGAAATAAGTTTTAAATCTTTATCAGTTACGTTGTCAAAGCTAGAAAAATCAAAAAATTTAGTAATCTTTTTACTTTCTCTTCCAAAAGCTAAACAAACTCCCGAATCTGGACAAACACCCTTAAAAAAATTTACAGGTTTAAAAGGAGTCTCTTCTAATATTTCTTCCAATTCATTTGTTGTTATATAAGAAAATTCATCATTAATAATCCTAAAAATTTTAGCTGTATCAACACCACCATCATCATTCCATAACTCACTAGTTATAATTTTTTTTGCAATTTGAGTTGGTATTAATGCTAAACCACTTGTAATTGAACATACAAGTACGTTTTTACCTTCAGCGTCAAAAGATACATCTTTAAACATATCCTTAAAACCATCAATTCTAATACTTTCTGGTTCTACATGTGTTATTTTATTTGTAATAAGAGTTATTTTTTCAACACCACTCATTTGTAAGATTAAAATATTATTTTTTTTATAATAAATTAAGAATTTGAGAAAAAACGACACCTTATTGGTGTCGTTTTTCAAGTTACCTACAAACATCAAAATTACTTATGTCAACTACTAGTTATATAAGCTTATTCGATAATGTTTATCAATTTTGGCTGGAAAATAATTAGGCACTATGTGTTTTCATCACAATAACAAAGATGGAAAAGCAACATGGACACCTTCAGAAATAAATTTCATAGAACACATTCACTACCTACGCTTTTTGACTTTGCACACTCTCACAAGACGTTGTCGTCAAACCTGTCGTCCTCGCCATCAGAGTGTTGCTCTTCCCATTGCGCCGAGAAGTCTGGATCGTACTTATTCCACGAGTCGTCTTCAGACTTGTCGACGTCGCACTTGGCAACGTCCGTTTCTTTCTCGGTGATGTTGGCAGGAAAGCAGTCCCATAGCGGCAGGATGCTAGGTTGAGCATATCGACTTTTGGCAAGCTGTACGCACGTCTCGTTCAAAATGGTTAGATGTGGTGAGATTAATTTGTCATAGACGACCGACGGAACAAGGTCCAGCCAAGTCGGTGGTTCCTCTGGAAGTTGATCTGCCTTGACGAAGTGAGCCATTGTAAATGACTTCATTGTTTCTGATTTCTCTCAAAAATCAAATTTTTTTTGGCTCGTGGGTATGGTCGGTCGGTTGTCTGTGATCTGTGTAAGAAACGACACCTTGTGGGTGTCGTTGTCGTTGAGTCTTGTTACCTGTGCACACAACTTGTCACTTACTCAGTCTTTGTTGTGTTGCTTGGAGGAAAGTAAAGAATCTAGTGGCTGAATTACACTGGAAGACTATTTCTTTTTTAGTAGAAAACTATGATGTAATCTTGTTACCTGATTTCAGAGTAAGCCAAATGGTAAAAGGAAAAAAGTTAGCTCGTATAACTAAAAGATTGTTGATAATGTTCTCATTTCACAGTTTCAAAGAGAAACTAAAATATAAATGCTCTATGTACAATAAGAAACTCATTATAGTTGACGAAAGTTACACTTCTTGTACATGCGGTAGGTGTGGGAACATAAAAAGAACAAAACTTGAAGTTTATAGTTGTGATGAGTGTGGTTTAGTGATAGATAGAGATGCTACAGGATCAAGAAATATTTTTATCAAGAATAGTAGGTTACGCTGTCCTTAAGTTTAGATTTTTCTAGATTTAAAAAAACGGTCAAAAATATTGATGTATGAAGAGGCAAAAAAAGTTCTAAAGAAAACTCTTCCTGATGACATTGTAATATACATATTGAAAAAATGTTTTTACGGAGAAGGAGCAAAATATACAATATTAAAATTATTTAATAATTTTAATATTATTAGTTTTATAAAATGTTTAATTTCAGAAATGTAGAACAACAAGATGACACTAGAACCGAATCACATATAGCAAATTGGTTTTATAACATTTTTAATTTCCTAAATGTAGAACATCCAGATGATACTAGACCACTTCCACTTCCACCAAATTGGACTCGTAATTTTAACCATACCGGTAGAATCTACTACAGTAATATGTTAACAGGACATAGTCAATGGGATTTTCCTTATCCGGAAGAAGAAGAAAGTCGTCAACAATATGACGTAGTAGCAGATGAAGTTTTTCATATAGAAGCTGAGCGTCAAGCTCGTAATGAACGTACTCAAGAACGTATTCAAGCCGAACTTCAAGCTATTTTAGGATCTCAACAAGAAGATCGTGAAAATTTAGGTGAAAATTTAGCATTAATAAGTAATAATTTTAATGAATACAATATGGATGTATTGAGTTCATTAAGAAGAATGATATTACAAGATAATGAACAACCTATCAATAGATTAACCATACTAACGTATATGTCAGATTTAGAGTCATTGATTTATATATTAAGAGATAGAAACGTACATTCTGATTTAAAACATCTATGTGAAAATATTTTTGAAGAAATGTATGAAAAACTAGCCAAAGAAAATGAAATAATTAATTTTGGATATACATCTCATAATGAAAGAGATACTACATATTTAAATGAACAATTAAATAGATTAAATTCTATATATAATATGTTTATGTATACTATAAATAACGTAACGCACCCTATGTATTAATTTAATTGAAATGTCTGGATGTGATTTTGAAAATTAAACTATACTATATCAAGTTTATAAAATAAAAGATACCAAATTCTTTTATTTTTACCTCTTAATTTTGATATTAAACAAAAAAACTTTCTTTAGAACTAAAATTCAAAAAGTTCGGAGGAGGAGGAGCAAAATAAAAAAAGATAATCCAAAGGAAATTTTCTACGAATTTTTCAAATTATTTAGAGAAAACGAAAAATGTTTTTCCTCCAGCTCCTCCGACCCATTGTCAGAGAGGAACTTGGCTACGAACTTGGCGATAGCGGGATGATTGAATGACTTCATTGTTTCTGCTTTCTCTCTGAGGAGTTGGTCTCAAAAATCAAATTTTTTTTGGCTCGTGGGTATGGTCGGTCGGTTGTCTGTGATCTGTGTAAGAAACGACACCTTGTGGGTGTCGTTGTCGTCTATCACCTTTGCATACACCAAAGCTGTTAGTTACATAAGTCATTGTTTTGTAAAATGTAGTATCTAGTTACACATCATTACGACGCAGTTGACGTTCAAGTTGTTCAATCTTTATTCTTTGAGATTCAATTTCTGCCGCTTGCATCTTGATCTTTTGTTCTTGCTCTTGTTGCTTCTTGAACTCGGCAGAAAAACGATCACATATTTGTCTTAGTTCTTTTTCTGAATAGTGATACCTTCGAGCAGCCTCCTCAAAGCACTGAACTGCTTTTCCAGTATCTGGAATTCCGACTAGACCAAGATGCTTTAATATACCCATAGCAATCTTGGCGTCGCCAATAGCATATGCATCACTAAAGTGCTTGTATGCAACTACCCAATTGTAACGAGATATGTACAACTTACCCAAGTGAAAATGAATAGATGATTTGTCATCAAATCGCAAGTCCTGAGTAGTCAAGAGCTCTTCAAAAATATCTATGCTTTTCTTAGGATCTATAGACTCTAGCCATGTTGCTAACTTGAACTTGCATACAAAATCACCTAACGCAGCTCCTTTTTCTAGGAGCTGTCCTGTTTGCCAATAATCTGAGTCGTCTGCTTGCCAAAGAG